ATAGATAAGGGAGATGGGATGATAGGAGCGGCCAGTTTCTACAGCGAAGGTATTACCGACCTCATCCTTCCAATATAACGGAATTGGTACGACTCTGCCAGTATGAGTCCTGTCATCCCATTCTCGGCCGGCAACATTACTCGGATACCGAGTAGTAACCTTAACGAGAGAACCTATAGACGGAATCTGCATGTTAGGCGCGACGCTCACTGAACGTCTTCATCCACTCATTGAGCAGCTCTCGAGCTGCCTTACGGTCGACTCCAAAGAACTCTTGGATGTAGGGGGCAGCACCAAACATGTTAGTGATACCAGTGCTTCGAAGTTCATCCAAGAACATGAAGACTTCTTGTTTGTCAGAATTAGACATTACGCTTCCACCTTTGCAAACATCTGACGGGCGCTGTTCATAAAAACATAGTAGGCCGACCGAAACTCAGGATCCAGATCCAGACAATACAATTCCGTATAATCACGTATACCGTAATGGTCAATGGTCTGAAGAAGTTCAAGGATACCAGTCCCTTCCAACTTGGCCTGGCGATCAAGAATCACACATGCTTGACTGACATCCATTAGGCAAGCACCTGAATGCGCGGAGCAGCATCCTTCCATTCAGCCATGTCGTCGAAGAAATCGTGGCCAGGAAGCGGAGCGAAGAACTCGTCAGCAAGAGGACGCTTATCAGCCTCGCCCTTCCACACACGCTTGATTGCCTTAGCCTTGAACCGACCGTCACTTAGAATGTCGGTCACGAGACCAATGTAGAAGCAGTCGTTAATACCAACGAAGTCAAGGCTCTTGACGACGTCACCAATTCGTACTTGTTGTTTGCTTTCCATGCCGTCCATTATACACGGTTGGTCAATAGATGCAACAGGGAGTGCTCCTTTAGAATCAAGGAGTTACACGTGTTTTAAAAATCCCTGTAGAATCAATAAGTTACAAGTCCTTAAGAATCAAGGGGTTACAAGTCCATAGGGAAACTGGCATGGAATCCACGACTTCTAGACCGGGCGTAAAGCATGGAACATTATAATCCATAACATGGTGGAATGCTTCATGCTTGATTTCATATGGTGGATTCTGACGACCTGACTGAGCAAGGATGACGGTTGAGGTCTGACCTAGGTCGGCTAGGTAGTTTAAGAGGTCGTCACTCGTCTGCTGGCCATAGATAAGATCGGATGCAAAGACAACAGACTGCTCCGCAATCTTAGCTTTGAACAAATCTTTAATGTATGCTGTTACAATTTCATTATTACGATTACTATTAACAGCAATAGTAAAATCACTATACACACAACAATCTATACCAATTGAAATCTTGGCTCCTGCTCTCTTAGCAGCAATGGCGCCAGTACCCTGACCTGTCCCAATATCGTAGACAACCTTATCCTTAACAATACTTGGATTGTCGAGAATCCATCTACCAAGGGCAACACCACATTCCCAAAGGTAGGGCCATTGCCATGAGTGATGTGCATCCTGGAGCTGTTTCTTAACGCCATCGTCCTTTTGTTTGAGGCAAAAGAATTCTAGCTCTGGAAGAAGTGGATGCTTCCTCCAAGCAAAGTTATCTAGTAGGTCTTCAACGTTTGGTGTTATAGAAGAGAATTTAGCAGGAATGTCCATTCATCTTTCCTCAAGTTCCAATCATAATTTCTATCAAAGTATTCCTTCTGGGCCTTTAGATAGTTGTCAACAGAATTCTTCTTAACTACATCAATTGCATGATATAAGATTTTAAAGAACATATTAGCATGGCTATTAACATCTTCCGTATAGTTATACATTAAGGCGTAATTAGCACAGGTCTCAGGCAATGCAGCAAGAGAAGATGTTACAGTTAAGCATTGAGCAGACATCGCCTCTAGAGCACATAGGCAGCTTGTCTCTTGCCAAATAGATGGGTAGGCAAAGATATGGGCTTTACCAATAGCCGTTCTGAGTTCATCCTGGGTGACAGAACCGTGATAGGTCATGCTTGGATGTTCCTGAATCTCTTTAAAGAGCTCCTGATATGGAGCATCTCTTTCAGCCCAACCATATAGCTTAAAGCTCGAGAATACGTCTAGATGAATATCAGGATGATACTTCAGCATCTCTTTAAACACTGGTACTAGAATCTCTAGGCCGCGGTGAGGTGTTGGGTGGTAGATTAGTCTAATCTTATTGTGTCTGATATCAGATTCATCTAGAGGCGACTTATCAATCATATCCATTGGAATAGGGTTGATTGCATTCTTGATTACTACACCTTCTGAGTATGGTACACCAAGGACAGTGTTGTACATTTGCTGCTGCCAATGAGACACAAAAACAATCTTTTTAAATTGCTTTCTATACTCTGGATCTTTTAGCTTGGCTGATTCAGGGTCCCAAGGTAGATCATGCAACCAAAGGATTGGAATCTTATCTGGATTGATTTCCCTAACTCTAGAAGGAATAATTTGAAACTTACTTAGTAGTTCCTTATCAACATACTGCTCAAGCCCTTCAGCCATAAGCTCTGTACCACCTTTAGAATTCTTATTTGTTTCATTTCTTTCAATCACTAGTTTCATTTTCTTCTCTCACTTTGAATTCTGATGTTTCAACATTTAGTAGAGTTGCCTTCTTTCTAAATTTATCCATCATTAATTGAACTTTATCCTGAAGCTCAGGCGTATTGACAAGAGGCTCCATCTCGTGGAAAATAATCTTCCCTTGATCCCGTAACCTTTGAATGTATCGTTTATCAGGATGACCTTCTACGAGCATTCCGGCATGAGGGTTAGAGTTGCTACCCTTTAATGATGGAACGGGTAAATGAAAACTACTTACTTCATTTACCTCACCATTCATCTCATACTGTACTTTACCTTCGAAGAAATCAAATCCAATTACATGGAGCTCTTTATAGGAGCGGATGATATTTGTAAAATATGCTAATGTCAATGCACCCTGAGATGCTCGCTGATTAATATCTACAGTACCATAAGCAGTTTTAATTAATGCTCTTGTCTTCTTTATATCACCCATCACGAAGTAATCTTTATATATCTCAAAGTCTTCTTCGTAAAAATGTTTGGATATTGTTGTCGTACTTTTCTTTGAATCGTATACGGATATCTGAGATATATTTAAAACTTGGTATGGTGTTCCCTTAAAATCAGGATAGTGATTGGCCCTCAATATAGAGAGAACCCACACATCTGTTTTGCCACCTAAGTGTTCTTTAAACTCAGGCCACGGATATCCTTTACCCATCCTAACAACCACATCAAAGCTATCAATAAACTCACCGTATGGTTTATTAAACAGAGAAATTGAATTGCCAACAATAAGAACTCTCTTATTCTGACAGTATCCAATTAATCTATTTTCAAACTTATCGTTGAGTCTTCTATTCCACATGTTAGCAATTCTCTAGGTCAGCACCAACAAAATTAAAACTATCCATATTACATAATACTGTTGGCGTATCAGGTAATTTCATGTATTTTGAATTATGCTTTATGTATCTCATCTTGTTGGTGCCACCTCTATCATCGCTCCAGTGGTAAAGCAACACAAAGGCCTTGCCTCCTCTATTTTTATCTACGACGTTGACCCACCAATCAGCTGATTTTAAATTTATATGAAGATTGATTTTGCTGGAACCTTCAGTTGTATAGTTTTGGGAGGGGCTGCCGGATACAGAAACAATTACTACACCATCTTCCTTTGTGTAATCAAAAAGTTCTTTGATAACTGATTCCACATACGCTTCGGGTATATGTTCTCCAACATCAATCATCATCGTGACATCAAATAGTGTTCCTTTAGATGGCTTAACATTATATTTTGCTACTGCGGGGTCATAACAATAATAGCATTGTAAGTAACCTTTCAGTAATGTGTATATGTTATCACTATAGGATAAAAATGAATTTATTTTTGTGTGCTTCTCAAAAGTGTGTTTGGCTTGACCGCACCCATAATCTAAAATACTCACAGCTCTTTTTTTTCTGTTTATTGTATCTATGATAATTGGTAATGATACATGGGTTGTGACTGTACCATCCCCGTAATAGCCATTAGTAGGACCTTCAAAATTTGAGTCTGCTGAAAAAACGTAATTGTTTCCAGAATATATGTCTTTATATTTCTGTATTTCTAGATCAAATTCATTATTAGAATCTACCATATCTCTCTTCTACCTTGTGTTTATAGAAATTAAATCTATCGGCAAATTCAACATTCTCGTATCCAGGATGCCAAGGGCCTCCGTCTGTAAAGTGAATTGCTTTTGGATTAACTTCATCGTTGTAGTAACCTACAAGATAGTTATATGTATGGGGTATAGAACCAATGTATTGATCATCGCACCAGCTAAACTCATGTAGGTAACCAGCTGGTGATTCAGAAACGACTTGTGGAGTCAACCTTTTTGTAAAGGCATGATCACAATTGAATACCATTAATGAAGACCAATTCTTTCTTGGATACCAACTTTGTTTTTGGCCATCCATCTTTAGCGGTTTAATTTGATCCTTCTGAATATTATGTTTAACTACACTAACAGCTTTGGTTGGATCAATAACATCTAGAAGTTCAAGAGGGTCACAATTCCAAATAAAGTCGCTATCACAAAAGATAGCATACCCATAGAAACCCTTGAGGTAGGGAGTTAGGAATCTTGTAAACGCAAACTCTGTACTACCAACAGCTTGCTCTCTCCAGAAGTAACCTCTACTCACGACAGAGGTTAAGTGTATTGTTTCAACTTGTATTTTTGAATAGTCTTCAATAGAGAGTCTGCATGTATCAGCTATACCAGCCTGCTTACTATCATGTCCAATAAAGAGTTTTACTTTCTCTTTCACTTAACCTCTCCAGTATTAACATCAGTATAGTATCCACTCTGTACAGCATCATAATGCCAAATATTGAAGTTAGGAGAATTGTAAAAACGCAACGAGGTATTGCATGTTGGTTTCTTACCAGCTGCCTCTAACTCCTTCCATCTTTCTTGGGAGACACTTGTTGGCTCTACCCACTCATTGTCGTTATTTTGAATTAACAAAAATGATCGGTCACCGCAATACCGCTTAATGGCATCTACCCACCAATTTAAATCTTTAATTGTTGCATGGAGATTCTCTCCATCCTTAAACATTTTCTTAGCAGGGTTGGAGGAAATTGAGAATATAATTGTACCATCTTCCTTAGTATAGTTACCAATCTCTGTTAGAACCTG